CCGATAGCATTGTTATTATTAGTTATCACAGGCGCATCAAGTTTAGCTCCATCGTTATTGGCATTAAATTGTGTTAGTTTACTATTGAATATTTCTGCTTTTAGTTTTTCTCGTCGTTCTTTTAATCGGGTAGAAAATTCTTGCTCTAAATCACTATTCAACATATAAGAACCACTTCCAGTCGCTCTAACTTTAGCTAATCTCATATCAGCTCGAAGGTCTTTAATGTTATTAATGTCTTTTATGATTTCACGGATATCGCTGGTACTGTTAATTAAATCATTATTATGTTGTCGTGAATGTGTTAACCCTAATGCTTTTGCAACTCCTTCAGGAAGCCGATCAATGAAATACTGTGGACTTGGAATAAGGTCTTGTATGAAAAGAGCAAACTTGTTTATCTTTTCCATCATAGTAGTCTTTTCTCTATCCTGTCCATCCTTAGTGAAATTCTTTAAAAGTGCCTCTAATATTGTATTGACAGGAGAATATACTATTTCAAAGGCAACGCCAGCCATACTAGACACATTCTTTCCGAAACCATTCAGTGTCTTCCAGTTATTCCACCATGTAGTCCATGCGGCTTTTGATTTAATTTTTTCGTCTTCAGTTCCAGTCCACCCAAGACCAGTTGTTATAGATGTGATTGCCTCACCCGTCTTTTCAAATGGAATTTGAATAAGGTCTTTAATTAATTGATTGAAGTCGAGTGTTTCTATTCCACCTAAAATTTTAGTTAATAGGTTTTTATCTTTATTAATAGTAACATTACCATCTTTATCTGTTATTAAATAATCTTCTGGTAACAGTTTTTTGATAATAAAAATAGGTATATTTTTTAGCACGTTTGCAAACTCTCCAAAGAAAGAGCCAAGAGTTCCGCCTATCAAACCACCTGTACCAGCAAATAATTTATCAACAATACCTTGTTCGTCTTCCATCTCTTTTCTGGCGGTTTTAATACCATCAAATACAGAAAGGATTGCGGCAAGCGGTTTTACAAACCTAACAATGTTTAGCAACATTCTATTATTTTTAATCGCTTCGAATACTGGTTTTAGTTTTTCTATCGCACTTTTTACTGTTTTGGTAGGCATAACATTTTTAATCATTCTGTTTATGTCACTAAAAAAACGAACTAAGGCACTTTGAGGTTTTTGTTTTTGAGTAAGCGAACTTTCTCTTGCATCTGCTAAATTAGTGACCTGTCCAAGTTTAACTAGCTCTCCACTCTTTGTTTTCAACCCCCTTGCAATATCACCTGGAGTCACTCGTCTTAAAAAGGGGCTAAAACGTTTTTCTACCGAATCCTCGATCAACTTAACATTTTTAAAGACTTTATCGTATATGGATTTTCCAGGAGCTACAACAAGGTCTGTTGCTAATCTTGCTGGCAAGAGGAATAATTTGTTCATACCTTTTGTAAATTTATTTAGATCTTTTATAGAAGGACCTAAACCTTCAGTAGCCAATGCAAACGCTCCAGCAAATGCAACAAGCGAACCTATACTACTGAACAAACCTTTAAAAGGATTACCAAATACAGCTAAACTTTTACCATTACTACTACTTCTACTACTAGTGTTCGTATCTGGTTTAGGTTGTTTATTTTTCTTATTGGCCTCAAGTAAAGCTTCACGATTCTTTAATGCGTCGCCTTCCATCTTTTCAAGCAACGCTCTTATGGTACTAGACAAGTTTTTAACTGCATCTGTTGTGCTGTGTTGTTCTCTTAATTGTTTATCGTTATCAGCACGTAATTTTAATATTACGTCATTGAGTGTTGCATCAGCCATGTTAGGCGTTCCTTTGTCTTTCTGCTTCTTTTTCTTCTTTCAAATAATCCATTAACATATTCAAGTAGACTTCTCTTTCCCACGGAATCATTAGTTCTATTTCAGTCAATGAGTAACTATGATGTTGCATCAATTGAAAGTTTGTTCCGTAATAATTCACCAAGTTGTCGTGAGAAAGGCATATTAAAAAAAATCTGCCAGACCTTCTAAAACAATTTCGTTGGCATGTTTACATTTGTTACAATCGAAATTGACTGTGTGAGATAGTTTAGGCATGGATTCAATGTAGGCACTTACTTTAGAAAACTGGTCTTTAGTCATAGAGTCAATAAAGTCTGACACTTCTTTTTTTGGTACATCAGATGTCACAATTCTTTCTTCTTCTGTGACGATTGCACTAATACATTTAGCAATCATTGCAAACGCACCTTCGTTAGCTGATTGTGCATCTGTGATACCCAACTCTAACATATCAGAATACGAAGGCCATTTCATTTCTATACTAATTTCATCAGTAATCTTAATGACATGATCAATATCAGGAACATCGATCGTGATACTTGAAATATCTACATCAATCTCGTTATCAACTTCACATTCTTTATTAGAACATTTAAGGTTTATTTTGCTACTTTCGCCAACAGACTTTGCTCGTATCTGTGTGAACAAATATTCAATGTCGAATATAGCCAACTCTTTCGTACTAATGTCATTCTCAATACAAGCATCGACTGTATCAGCCACGGCATTAAGAATTGCCGTCATGTCTTGTGATTCCATAGCCATCATCATAACCTTTTCTTCTTTCACCAAGTAAGGTCTATATCTAATTTTTTGGTTGCTTGAAGGTATAACAAGTTCGTGCTTTGGAGTATCATTCAGTTTTGGTAGTGCCATTCAGGTAGTCCTCATATATTAGTTAATAATGTGCCAAGTTGTGACGTTATAAAATCACTGTTAGGTGTTGCTTGTCTGCTCTTTGTTATATTGTATTTAGTGTACGAGAAAGTGACGTTAAACTCAAGTATCTCACCATTAGCATTACCGAGTTCTACACCTGTTATAGTAGTAGGAAAAGCTTCCTCTAAAGAAACTTCATACACTACTTTATCGTCCGTAATGAAATCTAAGTCGAATGTTCCTTGTGCAAGATCAAATCCACCTATACTTGGAAGTCTGTTCTGTATTTCTGCTGGTAACAAAGGCAGTCCCAATGGTGTAGAATACACAGGAAAACCAATACCTTTCTTTAATTGCTGTATCTTAATCTGTTTTGTATATGTGTTCTTATACTTTATCTGATAAGAGTCTTGATCTACGATTGCGTCTGTCCAAGTATCAAAATAGTTACGCACACCATAATCATTCAGTAAGAAGAAAGTCATAGTAACATCTTCATACAATTGTCTGTATGCAATTTTTTCCATCTTGTGACCAATTTCTCGATCATACGTAACAACCTGTTTGCCTGGAATATTTACTCTTGAGCATAACAAATTTACATCTGTAGAAGTCGCACCGGGAAGTGACGGAAGTATAACTCTGTAGACATTGCCCATTGCAATGCCACCTTTACTAGACATCAATCCTTTTAATTGATCTACACTATATGTCATTTATTAATCTTTCTTCTTGAATCTGCATGGACTTTAGTTGCAGACGCTTTCTGGAAATCGGCTGTTGGTAAGAAAGCGGCAATTTCCCACTCAGGTGCTTCTACAAATGCAAACTTACTTCTTACTTGACTAGACAAGTAATGCTTTAGACATGGTTTAAACTCTTTAAACTTTGCCGCACCTTGTAAAAGATCATACGTCACATCAAATCGAGTGCTTCTATTATATTTTTTATTGCTTGTCACATCAAGTAAATTGTCTAAAAACTTTGCTCGTAGAACTAATGGTAGGTAGTGTAGGTTCAATCCCATAAAACCACCTTTGGCAGGACCTAAAACGATAACTAAAGGGAATGAATCATAGAATGGTAAAGTGTCTTTACCTTTTGGGTCATAGAAAAACATACACATAGATCCAAGCACTGTTCTATTCTTTAGAACGATAGGGTCTTCTTTCATTAGAGTTGCACGATTGACTTTACCCATTGCAACAGCCTTCTTACGAAACCATTCACGCGACTGTTTAGTACGCGGCTGAATTCCGTTACGAAAGGCTTCTAATTCCATGTTTTTAAAAATATTACTCATGTAGTTATTTATACCTTTTTCTTAGGTTTTTTCTTAGGTTTTCTAAGAGGTTTCAATGGCTTTAAGGCTTTTTTTAATATCCCCATTTGAGTCAAGGTGTCCTCAGTCCATATCTCAAAACCCCAATTACGATCCTTGGCGTATTCTCTTGCGGCGTCCCACTTATTCATATTCTTAATATAAGTCAATGATTCATTCAAGTAACGTCTTGTCTTGTCAGGTCTTTTAGGCGGTTTAGTTTCTTTGTCTGGTTTAATCTCAACTAAACATGTTTTACCATTAGTATAAGTAATCTTAAGATCCATGAAGTATCTATGGTACTTTTTATCAACATCATAGTAATATGGTATCACTGTTTCCTCAGAAGACCAATCTTTTATATTAGGGTTGTTTTCGCACCAAGCGAATGAGTTTCTTTCCCATAAAGAACGATAAGTGACACGTGTATGGTCACCTTTGTACTTAGATGGGTTTTTAACTATATACTTTCCAGAGTATGCCATTTTAGTGTATAAATATCTTATATAATTCCTTTTTATTTATCAGGTTAAAAACATGACAAACGCCAATGCAAGTCCTTATACTTTTCCATTTCATAAAAGAGATGATTACAAAGGCACCATTCGATTCACACCAGTTGTGTACACGGCACCTGAAATATCTGGTGCTAATATAGGTGCCGCCTTTAGGAGAGAAAATGGGGCTGGTGTATTATCACAGTTGGTAAACTCTGCTACAACGGCATATTTAGAAACGCAACGTGAAATTGCAAGAGCAAGTGAATTTGATACAAGTGTAGGATTAGCCACC